GAACCGCTTCTCCAATTCCTCGCCGAAGGGGACCAGCGCCGCTGCCGTAACTTGCCCCTGCTCCATCATCTTCACGAGTTCGGCGGTCGTGACCCCGAGACCGTCGGCCATAAGCTGAATCGCACCCGGCAGTCGGTCGCCCAACTGCTGCCGCAATTCTTCCATCTGGACCGCACCCTTGTTGACGATCTGCGTGACGGCTGTGAAGACGCCCTTCATCTCGTCCATAGAAGATCGGTTGACCCGTGCCGCTTCCGCGATCTGCAAGAACAGCTTGCGGGCCTTAGCGCCCTCGATCTCGGTGTTCTTCGTGGCGATGGCAAACTTGGAATACTCGGTCGCCAGCGCACCGAACTCGACGCCCAGCCGCTCCGCGTTCCGGCGCAGGAAGTCCATCTCCGCTGCAACGGCTCCGGTATCCCCATCGAACGCCACGTTGAGGCGGGACTGCGCCGCCTCGACCTGCTTATAGGCGTCTACGGTGCGGCGCAGGATGTCGATCACCCCATAGAGGCCGCCGTAGGCTGCGACCAAAGAAAGGACCTCGCCGCGAAGGCGCTGCGTCAGCGAGAGCGCCGTGCGCTTCTCACCATAAAGGTTCCGGTATGCCCGAGCCAACTGCTCGCTGACGGTGAGTTCCCGCTGCTGGGCATTGGCATTTTCCCGAACGCGAGGGCCGAGGCGGCCAGCGGAATCAGCCGCGTTCCGGTAGCCCTCGTGGAGCCGGTTGAGGCTGGCGACGGACTGGTCAGTTTTGCTTCGGATGGATTGGATCGCCGACCCAGCCTGACCTTGCAAGGCGACGAACCGGGACTGTGTGCTGGTGAGGGACTCCATGTCCGTCCCGGCCTCACGAAAGGCCCGGCCCATGCGCTCCAAGGTCTCCCGCTGGACGGCGAGTTCGGACTTGGCTGCCCCGGCCTCGATCTTCAGTCGGTCGAACTCTTGGACCATCTCGCGCGTCGGGACGCCGACCCGGCCCATGTCGGTCGCCAGTTCGGTTGCCCGGTTGGACAGATCGACATACTCACGCTTGGCTTCGAGCATGGCCCGACGCTGCCGTCCGAGATCATCTTCAAGTCCTTTGATCGAGAGGCCAGACAGTTCTTTGATCGCGGCCTCGGCCTGCTGGCTGGTCGCGGCAAACTGCTTCAGTTCGACTTGGGCCTTGGTAAGCTGGTCCTCTTGCCGGTTCAGGACGCCATTGGTCTTTTCAAGGGCCTTCCCGAGATCGGCATTGGCTTTCTCGGCAGCCTTGGTCTCGGTCGCCAGACGGTCATAGTCTGCGCCGAGGCCGCCGACGACGCCCTCCTGTTGCTTGATCGCGGCATTGCTGGCCTCGATCTTCTGGGCCGTCTGCTCCATCTTGGCGGCGAGGTCCGCCTGCTTCGTGCGCGCCTTGTCCAGAGAGGTCGCCAGCTTCGTGACCTCGGCCTGCTGTTTGGTCAGCTTGGCGGTGTTGGTATCGAGGGAGGTCGTCAGCCGTTTCGTAGGCTTGTCGGTCGCCTCGATCTGTGCGCGGAGTTCCGCGATCCGGGCTTCCGTCTTGGCCGCAGCATCGGCCTTGGCTTGCAGCTTCTTCTCGATGCCGGAAATGTTCAGAGCGGCTTCAGCCTGCGCCAGTGCGCGGGCTTCCTTCTCGGCCCCGGCCAGATCGGTCTTATAGCGTTTGAGGGCAGCCTGCCCGGCTTCGAGCGCCTTAGCCGCTCCGGCCACGCGCTGACGCAGGGATTCCACGCCTTGCGAAGACGCCTTGAAATCAGAATCCAGCCGCTTGACCTCTCCGCGCGTTTCCGCAACGGACTTTTCAAGTCGTTCTACGGCACCGTTCGCCTTGTCGAGAGATTTCGCCAGAGCGTCCGAGGCGCTGCCGCCCCGGAGGTCTTTCTGAAGCTGCCCGAAGGCGGCACCGAGAGCCTGCATAGAGTTCTCGGTCTTGTCCGCCTTCGTGGAGAGGTTCTTCTGCGCCTCGGTGAAGTCGTTGATCGCAGCCGTGATCGACTTGACGACCTTTTCCGCTTCGTCCTTGGCGCGGATTACCAGATCAACGTCTTTGCGCGCCATCGTATCCTCTTATTCGTCTGGGTCGCCTACGGGCCGTATCGGACCCGTCTCGACATTGAGGGTTTTCAGCGTTTTTGTAAACTGCTTCCGGCCCCCTTTGGACAGGAGAGCGTTTACGGCTTGCTGAAGTAGGAGGACTTCGGTGGCGATCTTCGAGTTCTGGCGCTCAATGATGAGGTTGCTTTCGTCGTAGACCATCCCGAGAGGATATGACATCGCATCGGGATGGCCGTTGGAAAGCAGGAGGCTCACGCTGCGGCGGAGTCCCCAATACCAGTCGTAGAAGTCAGGGTCACGGCCTCCATCGCCTGACGGACTTCCCCGAGCCATTCCACCACGAGCGCCACCAGCTTTTCCAACGAACCCTCCGAGGCAAACGACAAGCCGAAGACCGATTTCATCACTTCCGCCTGCTTGTCCATCGGCAGGCGGCGCATGAGCGCGATCCCTTTCTCATTGTATTCGTCAGCGGCCATCGCAAGGACGGCAGCGAGAACGTCCGGGAACTCGGTCGAGACCTCCCAGATCAGGTTACGAACGTCGGCTTCCTGAAGGGACTGGCCGCCGGACGCCCAGATTTTCCCGAAAGCAACGACAAGCTGCGGGCCGTATTTGTGGGCGGCCTGCATGACATCCGCGACGGTGATGCCGCGAACTTCGATGCTGCCTTCCGAGCCGTCCTTGTTCTTGAACGGGATGGTCTCGGTGGCGATGTAGACATTGTTGATAGGCACGGGTCTTTCCTTCTGCTGGTGGTTTGGCCCGCCCCGTGAAGGGCGGGCCTAGGGGCCTTACGAGTAGGCCGGGACGCCATCGCGGTAGATGGCTTCCTTGGCGGTCGGCTTCAGGACCTCGATAGACAGCGGGATTTGCTGCCACTCGTCGCCCTTCAGAGCATAGTCGCCGTTGGGCGACAGCTTGACGTAGGGCAGGAAGTAGGTGCAGTCGTCGCCCTTCGGGTTCTTGGTGACGAACATGAGCGCGCCTTCCACCGGGTCCGAGCCGGAGATCACGCGGGTCCGGGTCGAACCGGCAACCGCATAGGTCACGTCGATGTCCTCGCCGTCGACGGCCAGCGCAGAACCTTCAAGGAAGGTAATCATGCCGGTATCGAGGTCGACGGTGTAGTCGGTATCCTCCACCAGAGCGGTGCCGCCGGGCGAGACCGCAACGGCAAAGCCGGTCGCGTCGATGCCGAAGTAGCCAGCGGGGTTCGCGGCGGTGATGCCCAGCTTGTAGCTGTGCCCGGCCTTGATCCCGGTCAGGATTTCGGTGTCGGAAGCAACGGTCGCCTGCGTCAGAGCGGAGGCCGAGCCGAAGAAGAACAGCGCCACGTTCTCGGGGTCGATGTTGTCCGTGATGAGCGAGCCGGTGCGGTTCACTTCCAACGGCACCGAGTCATCCTTCTCGCGGATGCCTTCGTCAGAGTTGTAGTGGTCAAGCGTATCCTGCTCGATGTTCAGGTTGAACTCCGGGGTGTTCCCGATGTAGCGGAAGCCCTCGGGGGTCTGGGTCCCCGTCTTGAAGCGCGAGAAGTAGACCTTCCCCCGACCCAGCGTGTAGTTGTTGTCAGCCATTGGAATACCTCTTTCGTTACGGCCTCAGTTTCAAGCGTTGTAAGGATCGGCCAAATCTTCAACCATTTCCAGCGTGATCGTCAGCCAGAAGTAGGCTTTGGCCGAAATTTCGTCGGCAGGCCGGACAACACCACGTCCGATATACATCTTATCGACGATGCCGCCAAGGCCGAAGATTCCTTGCTCCGGTCGGTCCCAATTCTCTTTCTTCTTCTCCAAGGCCAAAAGCTGCTTCACATCCGCGAGCAACTTATGGGCCGGGTCGGTCGGATTCGACCGGTCGTCTTCAGCGAAACCCTGCACCATGAGTTCCCAGCCGCCCTTGCTCAACGTGGCGGGAGACGGGAGTTGGTCGATGGGGATCGGGACTTCGAGGATCGAGAGCATAGGGATCGGGTCGCCCTCGCCGAACAGCGCGCGTCCGCGAAAGACCTTCCCGGCCAGATCGTGCTGATACCCGTTCGCCACGGTGATGCCTTCCAGAACGGTCGTGATCCGCTTCAGCGCATAGAGCGCGAGCGGGTCGGGCAACGGGGACGGGTAGACTTTGTGGAGCGTTGCCATGTGGTCCTCACAATCCGAGCAGCCGGTAGAACTCGTCGGCCAGATAGTTGTTCAAGTAGGGTGCCCGGTCGGATGCAACACCATCG